GAAGTGGGTGACTCCAGCCATGAGATACTAGGAACGTATTGAGTCCCTCTTCGTTTAATAGGACTTCTACTAATTTGTCTCGCCCGTACTCGTCCAAAACATTTATAACTTCGTCTAGAAACAGAATATTGATTTGGGTTTTAGAGATTGAGTTCATCATACGACGGATAGCTAAAAGCATAGCCGTATTTACACGAGCAAGCTCTCCACTACTAAGTGCAGCTATTGTTATCTCTGCTCCCTCATCTGTTAATGCAACATTTAGCTTATCAGAGCTAACTGTAAAATTAAGGGTAAATCTACCGTCAGATAGCTCAGCTAAATAATCATTAGCTAGATTTTCTATGTCTTTTACTAGGTTCTCTAGTTTATGCGCTACTAGCCCATTATTAGAGAATGCTTTCTTCAGTATTTCAGCTATAGATAAATCCTGAATAATATCCTGTAATTCTTTGTGAGCATTAGCTAACTCTACCTTGTGCTCTTCTAGTTGCTCTTGTATGACCATAAGACGTACATTGTGCGCCTCTACTCCCGCATTGTGTTTGATCGCACTATTATAGGCAGCTTTTTGTTTAGTAATAGAAGCCTCTATGCTAACGATCTTTTCGTTTATATCTCCAATAGATACGGGGGCTTCCTCAAGGTCACGGTCGATTTTGGTAAGAATAGATTCCCACTCGGCGCGGGCCTTTTTATTTTTTGATATGTCAGCATTGCGGGACTTTGTAGCTTGTATAAGCGCTTCAATCTCCTTAGTGCTATTGGAAAGCACGTCTAGTCGCGCCTGAGTCTCCGAGATAAGGTTATGTTGAATATCCTTATCAATGTCCTGCTCACACGTTGGGCAACGTTGCCCCAATTTAGTCATCTTAGCTAGGAAAGCCTGCTTCGTAGTAGCCTCTGCCTTTAATGCTCCTAGCTCACTAGAATGCTCGGCGGTATCTTCTAGAGATTCTTTTAACATATTATCATCATAAGTAATAGATGACAGCATTTCTTTTAGCTTGTTATTATTAGAAATCTTTAGGTTTATCTCTTTAAGCCTAGAGGATTGATCTTTTAGACTCCAAAGCTCATCGTCATCTTCAGGGCCCTCTGGAACCTCTACTAGCTCCTGCGGATCATCTATATCTTTATTCTTATCTACCCAGCGTTGTAGCGCGTCAATAGCACCCTTTGCTTTGTTCATTCTTTGGCTGATATCTTGAACCATTTCTTTGAACAATACGTGATAGCCCTCATACTCGTCAAGCTTGAATAGGTCGATAAGAAATTTCTTACGATTACTATCTGTAGCTGTGAGGAAAGAAAGCCCATCATTAACGCTTTGGTACATAAGCTGCACAAAGATTTTAAAGTCAATACCAAAAATAGATTCTATAGTTTTGAAAGTACCAGTAGCGGTATGGGATGATATATCAGCACCGTCTTCTAGAAGTATTACTTTTAGACTACTTCTTCTAATTAGTTCAATTTTATACTCTTTATCATTGAAACTCCAGTCTAGTTCAATCCAATAATGCCCGTCTCCGAACTCTCGGTTGCCTATATCGGACTTCTTAATACCCTTAGAGTTCTTGTTCCAAAGCACCTCCTGGAGAATAAGTGCGATAGAAGATTTCCCACTACCATTCTCCCCAATTAGCTGAGTAATTGTATTTTCATTGAGTTTAAGAGAGTTACCGTCCCCATAACTAAAACAATCACCCCATCTAACTTCCTTTAAAATTAGCATTAAATACCTCCATAGCTTTTTCAACAGTAACGTCTGGGAGCGTAAGTACGTCAATCAAATAAGCCTCTAGTTCTTGTTGTATAGTTTTGCCTGTTAGATCTACTGTAACTTCACTATTACGCTTTACAATCTTTTTATCTAGAAGCTCGGTATTAGCGATACCACTTAGTTGTTGGAGGTCGCCTTCGATTTCGTAGATAGTGTGGTGAAAGTCGGTAGCTATCATATCCTCAGTACTTTCTACAGTTTTTCTAATTAGCTGAGGTAGTTCAAACTTATGCCAAGACCACTTAGTAAGATCTTCCTCATCTATAAGTAAGTATCCGGTATCCACTAGGCTCCTATGGAAGCTAGTAGTCATTGGGCTTCCAGGGTACACTATGTTTCTTTGAGTGTTAGAGTGGCTGTGCAAATCTCCTGCATACACAATAGGGAACTTATTAAAACGGTCTAGGTCAACTTCGGGCTTTACGTGTGGTAGTATTTCGCCACGGACATGAGTAAATAATGGTTTATCCTGTGGGCAGTCTTCAATAGAATTTTTTCTATGCAAGTCTGCAAAGGGCAGTATAGTAAAATTATCGTACTCTGTAGTAGTAGTTACTACTGTCACTAGGGGGTTAATAGCTTGTGTAACCTCTACTAGCTGGTCAAAGAAAGACGTGTCTTTCTTTAGGGCTTCGTGGTTTCCTGGGAATACCAAGGTTGGAACAGTAACTCCCCTTATAAAATTAAAATATATACTTAGTTCTTCTAAGCTAGGCAGCTTATCAAATACATCCCCACCTACAATATGTAAGCTAACTTGCGTCTCTAGCTCTCTTACTTGCTCTATAAATAGTTCATACCTATTTTTGGCCCAATCTTTAGGCACATTTTTCTGGCCTATCTTTATATGCCAATCTGCTGTAAATAATAACATGTATCCTTTCAAAAGTATAGGGGGCGATATAAGTCGCCCCCTACATTTCTTATTCGCTAAAGTCGTCTGGAATTTCGTCGTCTACAGCTTCTCCACCGTCGGCTGGAGCACCAGAGCGAATCTCATCAAGATACTTCTTGATAGCTTCTGGATCAGGACGCTTAAGCACTTCATCAATGCTAGGGTGCGCCTCAACCTTCTCTAGTTCTTCAGTAGTGAGAGCACGTACTGATTTACTGCACTTAAGTGTTTGTAGCGTGTATTCTACGTTGTACACTTTCGGCCCCGTTTTAGCACGAGTAAAACAAATATCCCAACCAGTTGCTGGGTCTGATGGATCGCCTAGGTCTTCCACTGCATCGATAATTGCCTTAAGAAGCTTTTTCTTGTGGTTAAAGATAACAATGTTACCTTCTTCGTCTAACACTAGGCTAGCATATGCCCACTCAGCTTTAAGGTCGGGGTAATATTCTTTAACCCAGTCCTTTTTTTCATTTGTGAATTTTTCTTGATCGCGGTCAAATGCTAGGCATTCAACGGGGCTATTAGTACCGCCTTTATTAGGCACCCAATAGATGTAACGCGCTAGGACACCGCCAATTACGCGTACTTTGTTGTTGCCGTCTTTCATTTTATAACTAGGTGTTTTGTCCTTAGACGATTCACCCTTGACTTGGTTAAAGCTTAATGCTGCCATTTTGGTTCTTCCTTATTCGTATGCAAAGCATACTCGGTTTGTTTTTACTGTTAGTAGCTCATTGTCTATAGGTCTCTTTACTAGCCTACAGTCTAGTGTTTTCTCACCGCTTAATAGATATTCTGCATAGCAGCGCCTACTAGCTAGTGAGACATATTCCACCCGCTTAGTGAGCGGAACGTCTCTTCGATTTAGAAATCTCTCTGGGTCTAACAAGAAACTATGCCCATTAAAATCAATATCGTAGAAGGGGTTTACTTTTCTCATTCTATACGAAGGTAATACATATGGCCAAGTGATAGCATGCATAATTAGCATTATGTTGCTAGCTTTACCATCTGCGTGGAACTTAACCTTATGCCAGTCGAATAGAATCATGATATTACCATAGTTGATCTGTGAAGTCAAGGAAAATCTTTTATATGTTCTTAATTTTGTAGCCCTTATTAATGTAGTATCCCAAACGTATTTGCTGCTGTCTTTCTACTGTGTAGCCTTGAAGCTGTGGGTCTACTACGATTGGGGCAAGTTTATCTGGATGTTGTCTAATTACCCTGCCAATAAACTGTTCTAGTAATGGTTCGTTATTCATTGGAGTACCTAGTACTAAGCAACTAAATGGGTTAGCTGAGACACCTTCCGCAAATATGTTGGAACTACCATAAAGTGTATGAAAGTCTTTTCCATACATTACTTCCTCCATTATTTCCTTACGTTCTTTGGTATTCCCATCAATGACTAAACTAGAGTTGTCATGCTCACTAGCAGCAGCCATAAGGTTAGTCCTAGAAGATAGAACTAGTACTTTGTGGCCCTTAGACGCATAACTTTTGGCTATCATAGCGAGCATCTTATGATACTCTTCATTATGGTCTAGGTCTGTTAGCCTTTCGTGCCAAGCGCCAGAATCAGGGAAACGTATAGGAATAGAAATACGGTGTATAGAAGGGACCATATAGTTTTCAGCGGGCGGAGTAAATGTTTTAGGGCTGAAGTAATCCTGGAATAGAATATGTAACCCATCTTTTCTCCTATTAGAGGCTGAAAGGCCTATTTTATATTTTGCGTGGCTCCTGTCTACTAGTCTTGAGAAGGTTGTAGAAGGAATATGATGACACTCATCCACGATTAATAGCCCAAATGTTTTATCAAAGGTTGACTTAGGGGCACGCGTAAGACTTTGTATGTTTCCAATCGTTATCGGCGCATGGGTCTCTTTTAAGCCAGAGCCATAAATAGATGGTTTAAAGCCAAAGACCTTCTCAACCTCTTCTGCCCATTGATCTCGCAAAGCCAGAGTATGCACAATGATCAAAGTTTTTTGCCCTAGCTTTTCAGCGATGGCCAACCCAGTGAACGTTTTCCCCCAGCTAGTGAAGGCGTTAATAAAGCAATCACTATCCACAGCATCAATAACTCTCTGTTGAGACTCCCTAGGCGTGAATTTAAACTTTGGGAACTCTACAGGCACTGTTACTCGCCTATCAATTATATGATAGTCCTCTGGAATGAGGTCAATTCTGCCAGACGGGAGGGTCATTAATGTTTCATTAACGACCCTCGCCGTTGTTAGAATTTTGGGCGGTAACTCAGGTCTGTAGGCAGGAATACTATAGGTTAGCTCATTTAGAAGTAGCCGCTCCACTTCGGGATTGGTGTCCAAATAAATCCTATTTGTAATTACTGCTTTGGGCATTAGTATCCTAACTTATGTTTCATAGTCAGGTATCTTTTGACCAGACCACTTCTAACAATATCTTCTACACCAAACTCTACTATTGTAAAGTCATCCGGCATATGGCTGAGAATTCTAGTAAATTGCTCAAACCCATTTTTTGTAAGGTCAGATTGCGCTATATCACCGCAGAAATGAATAGAGCTTCCATCAGCTACTCTAGTAATAATGGAATCTAGCTCTTGAGCAGTCATATTTTGAAACTCATCTACAATAATAAACGTATTACAGATATTATTACCACGCATAAAAGAAGTAGGCTTAAAGTCTACTAGCTTATGTTGCTTTTTAAAGGTTCTATATGCTGTAGGTTCTCCGTAAAGAGTTGCAAATATACCTTCATAAGGCTCTTCATACATCTTTATCTTATCATCTAGGTTGCCCGGTAAATACCCCACATCTCTTGAGGATACCGTGCTTCTTACTATAAGAATACTATCTACTTCCCCACGCTGTACAGCTTTTAGGGCTTTATAAACTAAAAGGAAAGTTTTGCCGGTACCGGCGGCCCCACAGAGGACTAAACCCCCATGAGCTTTTAGTACCGTAGCTTGCTTTTCATTTAGTGCTTCTATTTTGGATAGTTCTAATTTACCTTTTTGAGACATTATACTTTCTTAGTGGTACTTTTAACTCGCATTGGCACAGTATTTAGTATCTTCCATGGAAAGTCTCCTATATAGATAACTTGAGCAAAGCTACCAGTAGGCGGCCTTGGCACCAGGAAAGGAAAATCAATACCTTCTAGAGATAATACACTATAAGTGTCCATTGGTGTTATTTTAGTGATTCTATGGCACAAGACTCTCTCTGTTCTAGTTTTCCTATAGCAGAATACAGTACCATAATAATCAATGTACCACGATTCTGTGGCATTAGTGCCTTTTATTAAAGAGATTATATCCGCTTTATATGTGGATATTCTAGACTTCTTTAGGGTAGTTTTTAGTCTCCTCTCCCCTAAAGTATCTCCCTTGACGTTTCTATCGTCAATTAGTCTTCCTTCGCTGACCACTAGGCCATTTCTAACCAGAGGTTCAGCGGGGAGCTTATAAACCGGAAACTTTATCGAACTGTACGTCGTTATTGTTATCAAGGTATACTTTCCTAAACTTACCGAATGAGTAGTCTTCTCCAACTTCAAAGTCAGTTCCAATAGGACAGTTAGGGATAGTTAGACCCCTATCTGTCTTGATACAAGCATCCAGTATAGCACAGTATTGGTCTACTTGATCTTCACGCACTTCTGCAAGTACAGAGTCATGAACTAGGGCAAAGATCTTAGCATCCATACCCGTTTTTCTAATAATCTTTTCTGCTTCAATAGCACCTAACAGGTTGATATCTGATGAAGGAGATTGAATCAAAAAGTTAATACCCGATCGAACTTCATGTGCCACTAGACCCGCATTATCACTCTTGATGTTGCGAAGACGACGCTTACGGCCAAAATGACTGTAAGTAAAGCCTTGTGTGAGGATCTGGTCCTCTGCACGTTTAAGCCACTTGGCAAGGCCCCGGAAAGTTTTAAAGTATTCATCAATAACTTCCTGAGCTTCTGCTTTGCTGAAATAAGTTCCTGAGTCCTTAGTAACCTGCATGGAGATTTTATTAGCTTTAGCACCATACAGGATACCAAAGGTAACAGCTTTTGCTGCTTGTCTCTGTAGCGGGTAAGTGTCTTTGACTTCTTCCACTGGGCATGGGAGTTTAAACACTCTCTTAGCCATAGTGCTGTGGAAGTCTCCGCCTTCTTGGAAGACGGCCATAAGTTCTTTATCTTGAGACAACACTGCTGCAATATAAACTTCAGCAGTTCTAAGGTCCATTGATACGATCTTATATCCAGGACGGGCTTGTATACAACCTTTAACAGCCGACTCATCACGAGGAAGCTGTTGCATATTTAGTTTACCACTAGAGGATAGACGCCCTGAGGTAGTACTATGCAGGTTGAAGTTAGTACGCAGACGATCATCGCGATCAAGCTGCGGAAGGATTTTATCAAGATATGTATTCTTGATTTTACTATCTTTTCGAATCTTCATAATCAGAGCAGGCACTGGATGCTGTTCTGCTAGGATCTCTAGTACTTCTGCGTTGGTGGAGTCTGCTCCTTGTCCGGTTTTGATCCCTGTCGGCTTAAGGCCAATAAAGTCGAATAGTAGTTTTCTAAGTTGTTGTACTGAGTTAGGGTTAAAGGGTGCACCCTGGTACTCTTCAAATTTGGCAATTTCTTCGTATTCATAAAGTTCCGCTCGTGCTTTCTCAAGACGTGCCTCCATAACACGTTGTGAGAAGGACAGTCTGTCCCTAGAGAATGGGACTCCGTTATCCTGAACATCTACTAGGAAGCGCATGCCTGGAATTAGGATATTATTATATACTTCATTAAGTTTAGGGTTGGCTTCTACAGCACGCTTAAACTTATCAAAGAGCATAAAAGTGACGCAGGAGTCAATCGCAGCGTACTCTACCATCATATCGAATGGAATTAGGTCCCAAGAAAAGTCACTTTTAAGAATGCCATGCTTAGAGCAGTACTCTTTAATAAATTCATACAGAGGTTCTTCATAGTCTCCGTACTCAGTATATTGAAGTGCAAGTCCTTTAAGACCATGATTGCCAGGACGTTCGTCGAGAACATAATGCAGTAGCATTGTATCTTCGACAGCTGGGAACTCAAATCCAAAATGAAATTGAAACCAGGCTAAGTCGAATTTCGCGTTGTGGAAGACGACAGTCTTTTTCTTAAAGAGAGCTTGAAGAGCATCAAACACATCTTCGGAAATGCAGTCAGTTGAAATATAAGCGCCAGTATTATGCGAACCACAAAGAGAAATGCCAAGCATATGGCCATCACGGGGGTATAGAGCACTAGTCTCAGAATCGAGGCCAACGTACGAGAATGGGTAGTCTGATACTTTCTGGATATACTCAAGAGCTTGTTTTTCATCCGTAATCCCAAAGAAGTTAGATGCGTCATATTTACGCACAATCTTCTTGCCGGTTATATATTCATTAATAGATTTAACAGAGCCTTCCCACATGGGGCGAGCCTCTGGTTTAAAAGCTAACATAGCTGGATTAATAGTGGCAATAAATTTATCATCAATTACCTTACCTGCGTACTCCATAATAGAGCCTTTGCCTGTAAAGAATTTAAAAGCTTCAGAGCCGACTAGAATTACCCAGTCATATTTATCTGCTAGAGACTTTTCAATCTCTACATCTTTTTTTAGTACTTTCTTTAGGTTAGGATCACTTGTAAGAGTAACCCTATCAAAGTCAAACTCAAAGTCTGAAAAAGTGTTTCTAGAGGGTTTAGTCTCTACGAGAAGTACATTGGCCATTTATTCTTTGCTAGCCTTTCTATTTGAGTTGCGCTTAAACTACCTGGGTCTCTGTCTTTCCAGTAGATGTTTTCTGACTTCATTCCAAGTTCATAAATTACATCTTTCAACTTTTCCGCAGCAGTTTCTCCAGCCTCATCGCCATCAAAGAATACATGTATAGTTTGAGTGCCAAGTAGCTGAATTAATCTTAGTTTTTCTTCTGTAACAGTTTGTGTGCCAAATACGCACATAGCATTTGTAATCCCTTTATCGTGTAGATTAAGCATATCAAAGATACCCTCTACTAGTACGACTGAGCCCATGATCGGCTTAGCAGTCAGGGGGTAAATAGGAACATATGCTTTTCTAGGATACACTTTATATTTTGGCTTAGCAAAGTCATCTAGATTTCTACCCACGAAACAAGAAATTTTACCTGTAATATCAAAGATAGGGAATACTAGATAGTTTATAAACTCTTCACCCTCATAGGTAAAGGCTTTAAACTTTCTATATGTAGCTGCTGATATATTACGATAATCTTTATCCCAGTAAACCGCATCTTCAGGTATAGTAAGCCCTACAGTCTCCATACGAATTGTGTTCAATTTCTCTTTTAGACGCTCTCTAGACATGTGCAGTTTAGATACTGCTACATTATACCTAGTTAAAATATTACCCTTATAACCACAAGAAAAACAGTGGAAAATTCCAGTTATACTATCAACCCGCATAGAGGGATTAGTATCCTCATGTGCTGGGTTGAGGCATGGTATAAGGAAGTCTCTACCCTGCGCTTTGTAGGGTATATTCTGCTTTTCAAGTAGTTCTAAGGGTGTCATTTATAACCTTAATATAGCATAGTTTAAGTTAGCTGTCAAGAACAATTTTACCAAGGCGTTGGCCCATCTGCTATTTCCTCGGCATCTTCATCTTTTTCTTTAATAATCGCAGTTTGTGGACCAAGCTTGAGAGTTTCCCAATCCATAACACTACAAAAATTAACTTCATCGTTACTACGCATTTTTGTACAGTTAAACGTAATAGCCATATCATCTTTGGTATGGGCATCTAGAGAAAAGGAAGCATCTGCAGCGTCTAAGATACCCTTGGCGAAGCGTGCCTCCCCACTAGCATCAGTTTGGTACGGCGCGAAGATCGGCACTTTGTATTTTTGTGCTAACTTCTTTAGCTTATCAGCAACTTCAATTTGCTCAGTCCAGTCAAACTGCCCACGCTTAGATGGGGAAGCGTGTAGCTGAACTTTGTTTAGGTAGTCTACAATAATCTTTTTAGGCCGTAGTATTGGTACTTTACGCTCTAGTTCAGACTGTAGTTTAGGGATAGTAAGCTGTGAATCATAAATAATATCAAACCTAGTATCTTTTAGGGGCAACTTACATAGCTTACTATGATACTCATCGAAAGCAAGTTCTAAGCTGTAGTGTTTTTCGTAAAATTCTTCACCATCAATATATCTGGCAGACCACCACTTAGCTACTCGTTGTAACTCATCTGGGTGGAGCGTTCTGTTTTTCAACCTATAATGTGACACTCTAGCGCTCATAGAAACAATACGTTGCAGCGTTTCCCGCTGGTTCATTTCTATGGTAAAATACATAGCTGACTCGTCTTTTTCGTAACTATCAGCAACTAAATTAGCACATACAATGGATTTACCCGCACCGCGTCTACCGCCGAGCAGAACTAGGTCTTCCGGGCTAAACTGAATATTCGCGTCGTACTCTGTATTTAGCCCCAGAGTAACACGACTAGACATAGCCTCCTCAGACTCAAACAGCTCAATTCTTTGCATACTTTCGCCGCCAGTATCAATATCAATCTTGTCTTCGATATCTTGGACAATGACTTGTAGAGCCTCTATACTATCTGTAGGGGTCTCAAAGGCAACGGATTTATCTAACAACTTATCAATGCCATCCATAGTTAGCTGGTTGGCGTAATCACTTTTTAGAAACTCTAGAAGTATCTCCGCGTCGGCTTCAACCTCAACGAGTTCTACAATAGCGATCTTTTGTTGAAGTTGCTTCCCGTGAGCGTCGAACTTCAGTTCTTCAAAGGTAGGAACCTTACCGAATCTATCCACAAAGGATCCGACTCGTTTATGAAATTCTTTATATTCGGGTGGTAAATAGTTTTGTCTTAAAAGAGTCCAAGTAGCTATGTCTTGCTGGCTAATTATTTGCTTTAATAGTGCACTAGCAAGGTCCAAAGTTTTCTCCGACAAAAAACGGGACGCAGCTTATTACTACGTCCCGCTTTCTCTACTTACAGTTAGTAATTAAGCGGCTGCTGCATCAGCTTTTGCTTTTTTAGCAGCTCCATCGTAGTCTTTTGCTACTAGGCCGCGACGAGTAAGCATGGTCTTAACGCCACGCTCAGTCTTTTCAATCTTTGTAGCAATCTCAGCAACTGTATGTGCTGTGGTGTCTAGACCCTGGAAAGGATCGATTGCTTTTGCAACGTTCTTAGGCGAAGGAATTGCTTCGATTTTGCTAACGCGCAGAAGTGAAAGAGCTTTACCACGTACTGACTGTGTCGTACGACCAACAGCTTCGGCAATATCTTCTAGGAAGGCACCGGCATTAGCCATTTTGATAATCGTTGCTTCTGCAGCATCATCATAAGTACGCTCGTACACTTTCTTTTCCGCAGGCTTTACAAGGTGAGTAAATTCCATAGAAAGGATTTTACCTTGAATTTGCTTGGCGGAGAAATTCCCAGCAGCAAAAGCTCCGGCAATTTCTTCAAACGTGTACTTGTCTTCGTTGGCTACTAGGAAAGCGCGAAGTTCTTCTTCCTGCACACCAGTGAAGGTACGCGATGGTGTAGTAGTAACTTTCTCTACTTCATAGCCCAGTTTACGCAGCTTTGCAGCGATCGAACGAGTCGAGGTTTCAAGCTCTGTAGCAGCTTCTGCTACAGTTGATAGCGAGATAGGGCTTTCGTCCCCAACAAAGTTGCGGAGTGTTTCTGTGCGGGTTTCATCCCATTTTGGTAGTGCTGACATTATTTATAGGTCCTTTATATTGTTAACAATTTGAGTGCCATTTGCACTCGCTTTTTTGGTTTTAGAGCTTTCAATACCAGACTCATTCACTAGAATCTCAGTTGTTTTTGTCACGCTATCCACTACTTGGTATCCCTTCTCAGTTAGATACTTTGCGGCTTCAGCTTTGGTTTTGAAAGAGGTTAGTTTGCCTGTTATGCATACAGTCTTACCGCTTGTTTTAGTTTTTGTTTCGACAAGTAAGGAGAACGGTAACTCCTTCCAAGCACCAGACTCAAAATATTTAATGAGGCTGGCTGCAGCTTTAGGCCCTAGAGCTTTGTTAGCTATTTCTTCTGTGAGCCAGTCAAACCTGGTAAGTCCGCTGGCACATATCTTATCTGTGGCTGTTTTCCCAATAAGTGGTATTCCTAGTGTGGGCAGCGCTTGGTTTAGTGAAGCTGTTTTTGATACTTGAATATTTTTGTAAAGCTTACTTCCTAAGGCTGAACCCAACGTCTGAATTAGTTCATCTTCCGTCTTTGCATATATATCAGGAATATTGAACAAGCCTAGTTTTTTAATTGCTACAGGGCCCAATCCTAGGATCTTCATGCCCTTAGCAAAATTTTCAACTAATTTATGCCCTTGTGCAGGACACTCAGAGTTACGACAGTAAAGGATAGAGTTATCAGTCTCAAGCTCAAAGTCACAAGATGGACAATTAGTTGGTGCTTCGATCTTCATACATCTTTCCTTCAATGTTTGTATATTATAGCCCAAGAACATCCAAAAGTCAAGAACAATTTTTCGGGGGTGTACCTTAGACCGCCATAGGGGCTTTAATTGCTGGATCTGGGTTATAGTTCACCAGCTCAAAATCTTCCATAGTATAATCCAAAATGCTATATCTACCTGGTGCGATATGTAATTTTACATTGCCCTGTTGCCCCACTCGATCTAGCTGAGTTTCAACCTGCTCTAGGTGATTTCTATAAATATGTGCATCACCCATCATAATGATAAGATTACCCGGATGGTACCCAATAACTTCGGCCAGCATGTACGTTAGTAGCGCATATGAGGCGACATTGAAGGGATGCCCTAGAAACATATCATTGGACCTGATATATAGTAAACAATCAAGTGCGCCAGTAGTAGTTACATTAAATTGCGCTACTAGATGGCAAGCCGGTAATGCCGCATTATTGATTTGCGTTGGGCTATAAGATTGTAGTAGATGCCGGCGGCTGTAAGGGTCATGCAGCAATCCATGCTCAAGGTTTTTAATTTGGTCAATACCGTCCCAATTACGCCATTGAGCACCGTAGATTCTACCCAGATTGCCGCTTTTTTGCTGCCTCCAGTAAGGAGCTTCTAGGTTATCAGTCCAAATAGTACGCGGTGTACCATTTAACTTACGTAAGTCAAAGTCATTAACACTACCAGACAGAAACCAAAGTAGCTCTGAAAGAACTGCTTTGAACGGAATCTTTTTTGTAGTAAGTAGCGGAAATGAAGTATTAATATTTCTATAGGTCACCTTAGGGCCAAATACCCCAATAGTTCCCGTCCCTGTTCGATCTGGGCGATCTTCCCCAAACTCTAGGATATGGTTCATTAATAGGGCGTATTCCGAATCGTGCCTAGTCATTACAGCTCCGCTAGTGATTTATATACTATATTATAGGTATCTTCTTTATCTTCATTTGAGACTATTACAATAAGTTGTGTAGAGTTTTTGTATAACTTAAGTGCAGTCATAATTCGCTCAACGTCTGAAAAAGAAGCTCCCTGCACGTTATACTCAGTCATCAGCTTCCTCATCATACCACAAAATCATAGACTCAACCATAGTATCATTCCAGATTTCATCATCATCACTAATCTCTAGTGTTTGTTTAATTAGGCTTACTGCTTCTTCTTCTGTAAGGCCGGGGCGAGAACGAACTACATATTCGCTAGGCTCTGTGGCACTAAACTCCTCAATCTCCTCATGGGAATTTACAGCATCTTCTAAATACTCCACAGCTTCTGCGGAGGACTCAGCCTCAACAGCGTACTGCTTAGTAACTGTAACTTCTGTGTCAATAATGAAGATCATGGTCATTCCTTTATATATTTTAAGACGGATGATAGTATATTAATGTCGAAACACTCCGTTTTTCCGCCAAAAGCTTGTTTTGGTAAATAACTCGCATAAGCAAACTCTCGGTGTAGCGCCTGCTCTAGATTATATACTTCCTCTAGGGTTCCCTTGACTAGCTTTTGTATTCTTATTTCATAGCCGTCAAAACCTTTGGCTCTCTTATTAGCGTCTTTAAATGAACGCCCTTTAGTGATCCCAATTTTAACACACTCTCGTTCAAATGTCTTTTTATTAACTAGAACAATAACGTATAGAATTCCTGGGCGATTAGCTTTTTCTGGATCATTATTAAATGCTGTTGTGCTATAACTCATACTCTTCCTATAATACGTGGGATGATTTCTCCCGAGCGAATAACTTCTACAGTACACCCTAGCTCCAGATTTAGAGCATTAATATAATCCATA